CAAACAATTGAATGATAAAGTATAAACCCAAACTGAGATTGTTGATATATATATTTATTTCACAGCAGTTCCACAACAAAAATTCAGTATGATTTGACTGGCATTTTCTCAAGAGGTGAATGGATTAACATATGGCATTAGAGACTGCTCTTTGAAACCTATATTCACAAAAAATTCCTTTGATTTTTCACCAAATGATGACATGTTCATCGCATTTGTTCCTGGTGTAATATAAGTCTTGAGGTTGTCTATTAGATCATCCCAAAAACATCTATTCATTATATACGTCCTCTTCGTTAGATCAAATGATCTCGGCTGCACCTCCTCGTAATCCTCATCCAACATGTGAATGAATCTTGAATTTTCTTCAATAGCTTTCTCAATCTCTTCTTCATTTTCTATTATCTGATCAAGGCTTGTTCCAGAGTAGAAATCAATTTCAACTAATGATTTTTCAAAGAAATCATCATCTATATCAAAGAAATCATAATGTATTTCATTTTTAACTTCCTCTATTGGGATCCAATCAATTGATGGGACAGTTCTCTTTATTAGTGCTCTCTGTTCCATCCTTAATTTTAAGGTGTGAGCAGACCATGCTCTCAATTCATCCTTTTCAAGCATATCTTGGAACCATCCTAATCCAACCCTCTCATTGTCTAACCAAGTTTTTATGATTGGGTCAGGTATCTCGTCAAATTCAGCTTGTCGCTGATACTTTGGGTAATAGGTGAGAGTGTCTCCAGTCATGCCTTTTGTCTTGAACTTTAGTGACAGACCATTCAACTTGTTTACAGTCAAAGAAAGCTGCAGATCGGTCACTGATTCAATAATTATGTTCTTCCTCATGATCTTGAGCCCCACAGAATTCTTTTCTAGCAGACAACCTCTAGTTAAGAAAATTCCATCACCTTTGTCAGTGGCAATAGGACTACACTTCAGTTTGGATATAAACTTTGAAAACTCATACCTCTTAGCGTACAGCATGGTGGGATTGTCCGAAGAAATTTTCTTAATAACTTGATTATAAAGTGATATCTGAAACTTAACACCATCACATATTCCAATTATCACACCACCGCCTTTGTACTTGCCATCTTTGTCCCTCTTCTGTTCTTGCTTATAAAATCCAATTGTTCCTTGATTCGCGTAACTTATGTAGTTCAATATATCAGATGAAGTGTCTTCATTCACAACAGTTCCAACATACGGCCTCAAGACTTTCATGACGTACAGAGGAATCAATCTAGTGGGCAAGCTTCTAATTGTTTGCTCTATCAAACCGGTCCTAACTTCTTCAGGAAGTCTACAACAACTCAACATCATGTCATTTCTGAGTTCAGTCGGTGGAGAGTTTGAAAGTTCTGCCAACTTTGATTCAGAATTTTCCAAATGATCAATCAAATCCCTCTCTACGCTTCTGTTACCTAGTGCTCTGTCTGGTTTCACATAGATGTGGTTCACAAACATGTTCATGCAAACACAGTCTATCAGTTGTGTCTCTATCATGGCTTCGTGTCTTCCTTGGTGATGAAATTTGAATGAGCGATCTTTGTGTGATAGATTTGTTAGGTGCTGGACAAATATAATTCTTGATGTCTCACCAAACTTCTCACAGAAATTTTTGAAGCTCTCAGAAAAAGTGTCTTCCAACCAAGGAAATACATTCTGATACTTCAGAAAAGATGACTGAATCTGAAACTTTGCAGCATTTACATCCATGTTAAACCATAGTTTTTGGAGGCACTTCATCAAAGGTATTTGTGACACTCTTGATAGATTTGGAATTACTATTTTCATCAGAATCTTTCTTCTCCTATTTCTCTGTGGAACAAATGCCATTTCTTCGCAGCCAGAGGTGACTGATTCATATATTGACTTCTGGGGGTACGACACGTCATCAGGCAAGTACTCGTCTTTCCAATTCTTTTTTATCTCGTCTATTGCTGCAGGTAATGAATATTTCATAAGGCTGTCCCCTTTCCTACCATTCAGGCATTCCGCAGTGTTTATGTAGGCAGATACGCTGTGTTGTTTTGAGGCACTTGAGAAAGAAAAAGCTTTGCTAGCTCCAGTGCCTATTGCTTTGGCTTTTATTCTCAAGAGTTCATCACCTGGGCTAGAGGAATCTCCAAAAAGAACATGCTCTTTCCCCTTTAGTTCTTCTTCTACGCTTTCTTTTGTCAAACCAAGTTCGTTAAGGAATAATTTGTAATTCCTACCGAAACCCACTGGAAGTGTAAGACTAAAGTCAATTGAGCCATCTTCCTGTGGAACTCCAAATGATGTTTTCATTGTGACCATCTCAGACAGTCTTGCTGCCTTGAACAACTTTAGATTTAACCATTTCGTGCAAGCAAAACCCAGAGTAGTTCCTATCATGTTGTGTGACAAGAAGTAAAACCCTCCCATATTTGATTTGATTTCAAACACATCATTAAACAATTCATCAAAGAATTTTTTCTTGAGAGTGTAAAAGCCAATTGTTGAATAATGATTTAGCATAGTGCCAAATTCACAAACTTGTGTTGTTTGTCTCTTACAACCGTTCTGAGTGAGATCATTTATTAATCCATGATCCACATTTTGTTTCTCACTCATTGATGATGTCGTTTGCAATACTTGACTAGAGAATGCCCATTTTATTTTTGGAGTTACAACTGTGTTGACAATTGTCCACTCAGAATTAAATTCTTCAATGTTTGTCAAGACGTGAGTCGTGCTCTTTTCTCTAGATAATTTTGCTGAGAATAAAGGGTATGTACAGATTAAAAGTGAACTAGTGTAAAGAAGAAACTGTCTCACTTGAGCCAGAACCTTTTGATTTCCAGATAATCTCGACCTTATTATAATTGTCGATTGTCTAGATGCGTCGTCTGATGACACTTTAGTTTTTGTTTGTATGTATACTTGATCTTTGTAAATCTTTCCCAAATAACTTGCGAAAATTGTTTCAACTATTTCCTCGAACCAGAGCAAATGACTTGAATGTATTATGCTTGAGGTGTAATGGAGAATACCTTGCATGAAGTTTGATCTATTATTCATCAGCATTTTGAAGGGATCCATTAAGTCAGAGTGCTCTGAGAGACCAAGGAACTGTTTCTTTAACTCATTCATCCCAGGGTCAAAGGATTCTACATTGTAGTTAGTCTTGAATAGATCCAACAGAGATTTTGGTAGTTCTAGTCTCTTCAGAGTCACAAGGTTCAGTATTGCAGTTATGACCCTGAGTATGTCCTCGTCTTCTGAGAAGAACTCTGAGAAGAAACATTTAAATACATTCATTATGAACCTCTGGCACCATGTAGTTGCATCAGCAGAATCTGAAACTGTCATCGAAACATCACCCTCCATCTTCTTTGACCTGATGCTTGAAAAGTGAGATGAAGATGCGGTGGATTTCTTTGAGCCTTTAGTTAAGTACTCGTTTTCTGACATTGTGCAGAGAGTCCTAGATATGCTTTCCAATATTTTTATAACTATTCTACTGATCATAGTTAAAACAAAGATTTCTCTAACTCCTGTTGTTTGGTTTTTCTTGAAGAGATTAGCTATTATTCCTCCAGCCTTATCTAGTTTATTGAACAAGGCCTTCAGACTCGTGTATGGTGTCTTTGTCATGAACTCGATCTCCTCCATTAGACCAATAATCTCAGTTATTGCTTTGTTTCTTCTTTTTTGATCATAGTCGGACCAGTTCGGGTTATTGTCTCCAGAGAAATTCTCTGAGTTTGCTGAAGCTTTAAAAGTTGATAGCTCAGAAAAGCTAATTTCCGAAAGATTTTTGAATATTGCTCTCCTAATGTCAAGTCTATGTATGCCTTTCTTTCTGAGGTGTCTCTTTAATGTCTTTGCTATACTTCTCATGTGATTTGGGGAAAATTCGTGACTTTTGTATTCAGAAGGAGGGGGTTCATTATCGTTTTCCTCTGACATAAACTCTTGTCTTGAAGTCCTCAGAACTAGTTCCTCCTTTATAACTTTGGAAAATATTTTCAAATAACCATGAAGCTGTTCTCCTTTGTCGACATTGTGGAAGACTCCGATGTATGATAGATTCACAGCCTCTTCAAAAGTGTTCAACTTTCTCCCTGAAATGTAAGAGATCAAATTGGGCACTTTGTCCATCGATAGAGGTATGTCATCCATGCCAACCCTTTCTGTGTCTTCTTCACTATCAATAGAAGGAACATTTTCACCCGATTCACTCCTCAATCTCAGCATTTCGCGGAATCCAGCTATTAGCTTCTTTAAACTAAACAGCAGCAATCTACTCCTTACCACTTTGGGATATTTTGAGAGGACTTTAAATGGATTGCAAATTGTTCCATGTGGTTTCAGCATTTCCATATACATGTATCTTGAGTTGAACGTAGGGGTTGATGAACATTCTTTATGTTCCAGTGCCTCAAAGATGCAAAACATCGCTTCACAGCCAAATGGCATTCTCTCTAAACCATCTGATAACAAATCATAGTTTGCAATATCTGCCCAGACAGTTACTGATGAGAGAAGCATGTTTGGCATTGATATCCACATCGAAAGATCGTGATGTGTCAAACTGCATATTGGAGTGCAGGAATAAGTATCATCTATTCTGACAAGTCTTCTGAATGGTCGATCCATAACACCTGTTACGTCGATGTTTTTGAAAATGATCGAGTAAAATATATGGCTATTTGCTTTTGAGGTATGTATGGCAACATGGCATGGCATGCAAGGGTGTTTCACAACGGACCATTGTCTACCTTTCATTTTCTTTCGTGAATTGAGATTTATTTCACACATTATTGCAGTGAAAGTGGTCAAGAAGCATCCAATCTTACTATTGAGCAATGAGTCAGTAACTGACGTTTTGTGTTTCATCTCCCTTGCATAGTTGAGCAGAAGTTTGAATCTGTCAGATAAGGGGTTCTCCATTCTCCTGACCATGTCTTGGTAACTGTTCAAGAAGTTTTCAATGTCATCTGTGTCATTCTCAAAACTGTACGGCTGCCTAGATTCAAGTTCTTTGGATATTTTATCTATGTCTCTTTTATATTTCTTTCCCTGGACACCAAGGTGTGCCAAAGCAACATCTAAATCATGATTATTCTCTAGATCATAAACATGTCTCTCTGCTTTTGTGCCTTTATTTTCTTGCCTTTTCTCAAATTCATTTTCCACTTCCATAACGAGTTCCTTACACTGAGCGTACGTTTTTCCTTCGTCTTCCATATGATTCATAAAAAGATCTGACCAAAAAACATTGTAGAGTTCTTCAGAATACTTGAAAGAAGGCTTATCAATTTCATAATCTTCGACTAGAGAGAACAGGCAAATAGGTGCTGCTGCTTTGTCTGGTCTGATGTGGCCCACTTCGTTGACTTCATCAATATATTCTTTAATTAACAAGTCATGATCAGGTGTAGTAGTGGTTTCCTTTGTGAACTCTACTTCAGCATCCTTCAACAATAGATTCAGATAATCTGTGTTTGTCTCTTTTTTGGACAAATCTGTTGAGCACAAAGGATCACTGAAGACTCTTTCATAAGAAAAATTCATGAATTCACTCTCCACCTGAGCTGCCACTTCATCAGGATCATCCTCCTCTTCCCATCCTAGTTCTAATGCCCTCCTCCTGATGTCAAGACCATACAAGAATCTAGAACACAGCATAACGCAATCTTTGTTAGATAGGTCTACATTGTGAGTAACTTCAGACTGAGATACTGCTATTATTTTCAATTCAATGGATCTGGCACGTGATATATCAATCAATTTGTCCAACTTCTTCCTGAAGACGGCACAAGATCCGTTCGGGTTTCTAGTTGTCCCTATCTCAGTCATCATTTTCCTAGAAGATATATTAGTCAATATATCAGGAGTGGGAACATCAATGACCCTGTCACCTGTTTTTCCAAAGAATTCACCAATGCTCATGTCTTTTTCCAAAACCTCGCAGAAGTAACTCAGGACCATGTCATGCTGAATTCTTCTCATGAAATTTCTTGTTAAAATGAATTCATTATTATATCCTGAAAACGATACACTGTCTAAGTCATCAGAAGTCTCAGTGAGTGAAAAAGTTCCATCATCATTTGCAAATAGTTCGTATTCTGGTATTTTCAATGGCCTCTCAACTGAGATGGTTTCTGAAAATTCTTTTAGAGCACTATTGGTAATTGACCTGTGGAAATTCTCAGTCAAGTTGCTCGAGCTCTCTTTTCCAGAAGAAGAAGCTAATGGATTGAACAGTTTTCTGCAGTCAGACTCCGTCGGCAATGCAGATCCCAGCATATCATCAAGAAACTCACAAATGCCTGCGAAAACCAAGTGTGACATCATGACAGGATCATCCTGTTCAATCATATAATAGACTGGAACTTTGCTCAATACAAAATTCCCCATTTTGTTGACTATTAACACTTTGTCTCCAATGTGAATGATGGCTGCCTGTGTTATGCCATGTTCAAGAAAGTACCTCATGAAACTCATGCCTAATGGAATTTTAATGGTTATGTGAGTCGAATCAAGATCATTGAACTCTCCTTGTTCTGGACTCCAAATTCTACGTCTCAACAACTCATGTGAATTTGAAACACAATCACCAATTGTTCCAATGTCATAAAAACCCATTCTTGGAAATATGACCTTGTTCCACCAAAAATTACTAACCAATGAAATGCTAACAGGACCAATGTCAAATGTTGGATCATTTGATTCACCAAATATGAAAGATGAAATAACACTCTTTACTGCAGATGGAAGTTTAGTTCCTTCCAACTTCTTTGAAACAATTCTATTTCCATCAAAGCCTGAATACAAACTTCTGTCATATTCTGGTGCTCTTGGAGGTCTACTGTAGTTTTGACCAAAACCACTTGGCGAACTCCTTGGACCTATATGATCTAAGTAATCAAAGAAAGACATCTTTATTGCGTAAGGAGCTGACAATAGTACTAAAGTTATCAAAACTGTTAAATTAATTAATTTCATCAAATTTTGG